ATCATAGCTATCAAGGATCAAAAGCTTCCTAAGCTATACAAAAAGATCACTCGTAAGGTTGTAGAGGCAGCAGGATTCATCGCACCTGAAGCTCCTGGAGCATAGTTTTACATAAATAGATAGTAAGCTATAGGTCTGGATACTCGTGAGTCCAGGTGAGTTTTAAATTGTCTTTATAATCAACAACTTATGTTAGCATGTACATTAATTAGGAGTTGTGGTATATTATATAGTATGATAAGACAAATATTACTTCATAAAACAGATAAGATTTCGGTCTACTGTACACCTGCTGTACGGAAGCTTTCTGCGCGCAGGCTTACTACGTTTGTTAAGCAATGCCTTGCAGCTGAAAAGACCCTGATCAAAGACATATCCAAAAAATATCCTAAAAAATCTAAAGACATAAAGTACACTTTCCTGTTTAAAAACTTTAAGTCTNAAGAGTTACTTGGTACTACAGATCAAGANTATGANGATGATATCATNATCGAGTTAAACGCAAAGAATACTATTAACTTATGCAAGACTATAGCACATGAGTTAGTTCATGCCAGACAATTTATATCTGGTCAACTAAAGTATGACGTTAGGATTAAATACTTAACTTATGAGGACGATAAGCATAGATACATATACCGTCGTCAACCATGGGAAATTGAAGCTTATAAACTTGAACAAAAAGGTGCATTGAAGATTAAGAAGTGGTTAATAAATCACCCGCGCTTCTTACCTAAAATTGAAGATGAATATATTTTACCTATCTCGTAACCCTACCAAAGCCGCAGAATACCATGTAGATAAACACTGTGTCAAGATGATACTTGAATCTTGTCAACTATTGTCTACGGCGCATCGTATACTCGACGGCGACCAAACTATGGGTAAGACAGCAACTGGTCGTAACGTAAAACGTTGGATATTATCTGATGATCGCAACGAAGTATTGTATAGTGCAACACATGTTAACCATCCATCAGCTGTATGGTGCAGACAAAATAGAGACAACTATTATTGGTTATGGTGTTTACTTAAAGCATTATGTACCGAGTATACATATCGATACGGTAAGGTTCATAAGTGTCAAGAGATTGGTTTGGTAGATAAATTAAAATGGTTTCCTAATAATCTACCACACGGAGAATTTACGGATCCTACTCCAGCCATGCCTGATCAATATAAAGTACCGGGTGATGGAGTACAGTCATATCGTAACTACTACAATGGTGAGAAGCAAAGGATGTTCTCTTGGAAGAAAAGGTCAGTCCCGGAGTTTATAAATAAAACTACAGGAGAAAACTATGCCATTGTATGATTTTCGTAATAAAGATACCGGTGAGGTGTTTGAAAAGATGATGAGTATCGCCGCAAAAGAGGAATACTTAAAAGAAAACCCTAACATCGAGTCAATGTTAGGTATGAATGCTCTTATAGATCCGGTTAGATTAGGTCTACATAGACCAGATCAAGGATTCAAAGAAGTGTTACAACGTATCGATGAAAAGACAGCAGGTAGCCGTCTTAAAGAAACAAGCAGTTATTTTTAAAATATGGGTCTGTCGACCCCATAGCAATATAAGATCGACAAGTTAATAAAGGAGAAACACATGTTAACATTAGCATTAGCATTTTTAGCAGGCGCATACGTAGAAAGCAAGTTTGCAACTTTAATCGAATTAGTAATTGCAAAAGTTGTTGGTCTTGTACACACAGTTATCGGTGCAGTAGTTGGTGCATGGAATGCTTTAAAAGGCATCTTTACACACAAAGCAGCTCCAGCTCCAGCAGTTGACGCAGCACCAGTTGCAGCTCCAGCAGCTCAACCTACTGATACACCTACAGCTCAATAATGAGTTTTAATTTCGATTTCACTGAAGAGAAGTTAGGTCAGATCATCACACGTAACCATAACGTGCATGATTGGTTTAACGCTATGGTTACACAGTTGCCTCAATTTGAAGTAACTACTGCACAAAGGGTAACAGCATTCATTGCTCAATGTGCACATGAGTCATTAGATTTTACAAAGTTGACTGAGAACCTAAACTACTCTTCAGACGCACTGGTTAAACTCTTCCCTACACACTTTCATGGCGATGCAGCAAACTACCATCGTCAACCTGAAAAGATCGCTAACCGTATCTATGAAAATAGGATGGGAAACGGTCCTGAATCATCAGGTGAAGGTTGGAAGTATAGAGGTAGAGGACCAATCCAATTAACTGGTAAGGCAAACTATAGCAAGTTTGCAAACGACTTCTTTGAAGACCCGCAAACAGTTATGGATGATCCAGATTTAGTGACCGATGATATACCTACTTCATTATATTCAGCACTCTGGTTTTGGAATAAGAACAACCTAAACAAGTTTGCAGATGCAGGTGATATTAAGGGTATGACAAAGGTTATTAATGGTGGTTACCTTGGTCTTGAAGAGAGACAAGCCCACTACGATAAAGCCTTAGCAATACTCACGGCTTAATTGTACTTTTATTAACTTTTATTATATAATAGGACTATCATGTTAAAAAATCATGCAAAAGAATTAACAGCAATCGCAGTTACATTTGGTTTAATTAGTTACACTGTTTATGTTTGTGCAGCAGAGCCAGTTAAGGCAAAACCTGCTGTGGTTAAGAAGGCAGAACCTGCAAAGAAAGTTGATGTTAAAAAAGAACATAAAAAGAAACCAACTCTTAAGGCAAAGATCGCAGATAAAAAATAATTGAAGAACTTTATATATCATGAGTTTCCGGTGTTACAGAGGATCGATTCTCCAGAGGGGCGTGTATATCAAACTCCCTCAGGAGATAAATATCCTAGTGTAACACAAGTAACAGGTCTCTTAAATAAACAATTCATTACCGAATGGCGCAAGAGAGTAGGTGAAGAAGAGGCTAATAGAGTATCGACACAAGCGTCAGGTCGCGGTACTCGTATCCATGGACTATGTGAGGACTTCCTATTAGGGAATCCAACTCAGGCAGATATGTTTGATACTGAGATGTGGAATGATTTAAGACCAGTCGTGGATAAGATAGACAATATACATGCTCTAGAGAGCAAGTTATATTCCGATAAACTACAATTGGCAGGAACCGTTGACTGTATCGGCGAGTTTGATGGATTACTTAGCGTCATTGACTTTAAGACATCCAAACGACCCAAAGATATTAATAGTATAGATCATTACTTTATTCAGGCAACTGCTTATTCAGTTATGTTCGAAGAGCTCACAGGTATTAGAGTTCCAGACTTAACGATAATCATAGGAGTAGACGATGCAAAACCACAAATCTTCCAACAGAAGCGTAAGGGCTTCATCAATCAATTAGTTGACCTTCGTCAACAATTTAAAAAATTAAATTTACTTTAATTCATAACTAAAGTATAATACTACTAAGCGCATAAAAAGCTAAGTACTATCAAAAGGAGAATATCCCCATGAGAAAGACTTTCGCCGCAATATTGGCTCTGTGTTACCTGTGTTGCTTTAACATAGCACAAACACAAACATTATTTACAAAGTACGAACAACCTAAACGACTAACAAAGGTTGAAAAACAACAAGTCGAGTGTCTAGCACAAAACGTATACTACGAAGCTGGATATGAACCAACAAAAGGACAGATAGCTGTCGCGATGGTTACCCTTAACAGGGTGCACTCAGGAAAGTACCCAACATCTATATGTGGTACAATGACACAGAAGATAGAAGAGACGTGTCAGTTTTCTTGGTGGTGTGATGACTATAAGAGGATCAAAGCAATATCTTATAGGTATACACGACATGAGAAAGAAGTATTTGAGCATGCAAGAAGCGTAGCTTTATATGCATACATGAACTATAAGAACATGGAAGACGTTACAAAGGGCGCTATGTTCTTTCATACAAAGGAAGTACATCCTCAATGGCAAAATGTACATATAACAACAGTAATCGGGAATCATATATTTTATAGAAAGAGTTAATCATGAACAAACTTGCAGGTGAAAACGTCCCTAGTATATTTAGTGGATTACTTAATAATGTACATATCAATACGATTGAATCTGTATATAGAACACATGAAGTATTCCTAGATCAAGAGATAGAGGAACCTGGAAAGTATAGAGAGCTTATCTCTTTACTTGTAAATGCATCAGAGAACGACAAGATCCACCTATACATAAACTCAAATGGTGGTAACCTTGATTCTGCTGGAGCAATCATATCAGGCATCCTTTCATCTCAGGCAGAAGTGACTGCATTCCTTATGGGTGCATGTCACTCTGCTGCCTCTCTTATCGCCATGTATTGCCATGCTGTCCATGTCTATGATACAGCATACATCATGATCCACACAGCATCATTCGGATCGGCCGGTAACACTCCTACAGTTAAAGCACACACAGACTTCACTATCGCCCAATGTGAGAAGCTGTTAAAGGATGCATATAAAGGTTTCTTATCAGCTGATGAGATCCAGAAGGTCCTAAACGGCATCGAGTTATGGTTCAATTCAGAAGACATCAAGCCAAGACTTAAGAAGAGGTTCGAGGCTGTCGACCAACAATCTAAAAAGTTAGCAGAAAAACAAAATGAGATCGTTGACCAACCAAAGTCAGCTAAAAAGGTAAAACTTAAAGTCGAAGACGGTTCAATAGATTAGCATGTACATTAATTCTTTATCATGGTATAATGTTATTTTAAATCAGGAATAGGACATGAACGTGGCTCAACATATAAATCATAGTTACAAAACAGGTAACAAAGCAGAACTAATCAGGGTAAAAGGTGAACTTAATAAGAACCTTAATGAACTAAACGTTTTCTTCGAGGAGTACCTTGAATTATTCGATGCACAGATGAATGCTACTACAGATAAGACATCGCCAGTCTGGAAAGCATATAACGATAAGTATAAGGCTTTTGAGAACATCAAGCACAATATCAAGATGACAGATTATTATCTAGGTATGCTGTAATGGAAGGCCGTATATTTAAGACCACAAATGAGTTTGCTTTGTTTATTGAAGAGCTAGTGGTAGATAAACGAATCTCTCATATGGATGCAGTCTTACTATACTGTGAAAAGAACTTCATTGATCCTGAAGATATCAGTAAGTTAATCAATAAGAACCTCAAACAAAAGATTGAATTGAACATGATAGAGAATAACTACCTCCCCAAAAAAGGTACTCTTGATATATAAATTTATTGCATTCGTGATGTGTGGATGTATAAATAAAGCTGAGCAGAAGTCATGCTCTATACACATTAATACAACGTTAAAAGGAAAATACGATGGACATTAACACACTCCGCGCTTCGCGCAATCAAGACTTCGGTGCTATAGCATCAGCATTCGAAAAGACAGTAAACCCCTCCTCAGATACTAAGTCTTACACAGACGATCGCTTTTGGAAATTAGAAAGAGATAAAGCAGGTAATGCAGCTGCAGTTATCCGTTTCTTACCAAGAGTGGAAGGTGATGAGTTACCATGGGTAAAGATCTTCTCACATGGATTCCAAGGACCAACAGGTAAATGGTACATTGAGAACTCACTCACGACACTAGGTCAGAACGATCCAGTTGGTGAACTTAACACCAAGCTATGGAACTCTGGTTCAGATGCAAACAAAGAGATCGCACGTACACAAAAACGTAGATTAAACTTCATCTCAAACATCTTAGTTGTATCAGACCCTGTACACCCAGAAAACAATGGCAAAGTCATGCTATTCAAGTATGGTAAAAAGATATTTGATATGATCATGAACAAAGCAAGACCAACGTTTGAAGATGAAAAACCAGTCAACGTGTTTGACTTATGGGAAGGTGCAAACTTCAAGATCCGTATGCGTACTGTTGAAGGTTACCCTAACTATGACCAATCAGTGTTTGCAGAACCTACTCCAGTGGCATCTACAGATGAAGGTATCCTTGAAGTAGTAAACGCTCAACATAAACTATCAGAGTTTCTTGCTGTTAATAACTTTAAGTCATATGACGAGTTAAAAGCTAAGTTAGATGCAGTATTGAGTGGTGGTACAGCAACACCGACAGCAGAACAACTATCAGCTGATCCGTTGCCAGTAGCTCCACCTCCATCATATCCATCGGCTCCAGCCCCTACGATAGCATCAAAGGCGCCTGAGATCAATGCGGATGATGAATTCGATATGAGTTTCTTTCAGAAGATAGCTGACGAAGG